TTTTACTAGGATGTCTTGTATCAAACATTCTACCTAGTCGATTAATAACGCATGTTGTAGCTTTATTATCGGTAGTTTCAATTTTATAAGATCCTCCTACCCGTTCAATAAAGTATATGCTTCCTCTCCAACCATCTTCTGCAAAACGAAAACGATCACCAATAATACCATTAAAAGTCTTTCTACATTTTAACATTATGCTGCCTCCGCAAATTCAATAGCGGTTTTCAGTGCGTCGCGCTTGCGAACCTGATTACCGCCAAACCATGATGAATACAGACGATTGTCTGCGTTCCGACCTTGAACGTGGTCGGTAATATAGGTAACAGAATTAAATGCCTGCCACCAAGATCCTTCACCATATGCTGCACCTGGTTGTGTTTCCAGAACCTCGTGTGCAAGTTTAGCATTACGTGAAAGAGTTTCTATTGAAAGATCTTTTCCCTGTACGCGCTTATCAGCAGTACGTGGGAAGACCGCATTCAAATATTCGATATAGGAATCTGTAGTAAATCTTTTACTAGCAAGAAACTGTGCCATATCTTTATACGTAGTCATTTTAGCTTTGGCAATACCAAGAGCGGTCTTTACCTGACTTGCATCGAATTCTACCCGATGACCGACCTTAACAGAATTATCTTTTTTACTGTCAAGTGAAAGTGAAAGTGTATTGTTGCAAACTACGCGAATTGGTGTAAAGCGAACATCGATTGCCTTACCGTATTGATGTGGGTTTGAGAAAAGCAGATAAGAGTCAATACGATCTTTTCCAAAAAGCTCAAATGAATCTTTTACCTTTGCTAGTGCCCATACCATTTGTCCATCTTTTAATGAACCAGCGGTATGCATTTCCATATCACCAGCCATTACATATTCATGGAAAAATTCGAAGGCCTGTTCATTTTGTACAGGTTTCCAGTTTTCACCAACATTGGTAAGAATTTTACCATCAGTTTCACGAACAAGTGATTTAAGACCCGTTGGTTTATTTTTACCGTTAAAAAAGATATATGACTCAACCTCTTTAACAGTCCAATCTAGCCCAGCCTTTTCCATCATCTGTACCGGAGTAAGATCATTTGATACTGGAACGCCAAGACCGTGCCAAGGTGTGTCACCTGCATACGCCATTGTTTCTACCATATGTGCCATTATATTGCCTCCACGAATTTTGCCCATGCTAGAGCAGTTGCTTCTTTTTCAGAATAACCGATTTCCATAAAATCAGCAATCACTTCATTGATATAATCCATTATATAAGCTCCTTTTTTTTATTTTACTAGAATATTATACCGTATTTTCTTTTGAAAGTAAATCCCCTAATTTTAATATTAGGGGATTTTTATTAGTGCCTCTCATGATCCTGATCAGTAAATTGAGAAACACGATCAGGATCTGCTTTGTGAGAGAAGACAACAGTATCGTTATCCCTATCAACATCACCGTACATACGATGATCATGAGTCAGATGGACAAAGTCAGGTTTGCCCCAAACACGAACCGCAGCCAGATAATCATTATCATTTCGAAAACCAACAAAGTGCAGCATTATAAAACTCCTCTTAATAAAACCCTAATTCAAAACTACTTACTAGATACGCCCGAGCTAGTATCTTCAATCTCGAGCTCAGATTGAAACTAACACCCCTTTCGAGATAGTGCTTTTAGCTGATCAACGCCTCTACACGGACGTATCTAGTAAGTAGTTTAGAAATCTCCTTATCTTCATTATATTTTACTCGCCCAATACTCTTCCCAATATTCACTACAGGCATCTTCGATTTCCTGATCGGTCCAATGTGGTACCAGATGCTTTTCTTTGATAGCAATCTGCATAACTTCGGTAAGATGATCTACAGTTCGAATTGCTTCTTCGATTACATCGAACATTTTTTCTTCTTGATCCATCATCATTGATTTTACTTTACCCATTTTTTTCTCCTCTTTTTATTTTATATGAATATTATACCACAATTTGTTTTAAAAGTAAATCCCCTATTTTCATTTTTTTTAAATTTTATTTTCGGTAAATACAATCACCCGCAACAACACATGGAGGTTGCATGGATAAGGTAGGACATACCGTGCTGCAACGTGGTCAGATAATCAGATCACCAAGTGGAGACAAGGATTGGGTAGTTATAGATAATGGCGAAGACGATGTAGTAAAAATTGCCTGTATACAGAAATATATGAATAAAAATTCTAAAGAATTAATGGAATGGCTTAAAAAGTGAAAAAATTTCTAAATGTGGTAGGAAGAATCGATTTACAAAAAATATTGTTAGAAATAGAAAGTCTTAATGTAGATTCTCAAATATGTCTAACAGGAACCCACAAAGATCAAGACCCATATGAATTAGCATCACATGACAAGGATTTTAATTTTATTTTTAATCCTAATAAAATTAAAAATGTTACCTATGACAATTGTAAGGTACCTTTGTTCGATATCCCTTATACAAATTATGTTATTAAAAAATTTAATATGGCATTTCCAAGATTAATGGTAATGCACCCTAGACAATGTTACGGATATCACAAAGATAAAACTGCAAGGTTGCATATACCACTAATAACTGATAATAATAATTTTTTTGTTATTGATGTCCCGGGAATCGGGGAATCGGTGGTTAGATTACCAGCAGACGGTAATGTGTATGAGGTAGATACTACTATGACTCATACCTTCGTAAATGCCTCTGAAATTACAAGAATGCATATAGTGGGATCCATAATATAATGAAACCTAGTTATTATAGATTAAAGCAATTTCTATCTGAAAATGATGTAAAGAAGTTATTACAAATTGCATATTCAGTTCCAGATAATGAATGGTACGTACATAGATCCACCCAATCAGGTGAATTAAGTCCACTACATTTTTATGGACTTTCGGAAAAGTTTATGGGTAGGAAATCATTATTGCTAATGATAAAGCCGGGTGCCATACAAAAATGGCATACTGATATGAAGGGTAGAAATACAGTACTAATATATCCATTAACTGAAAATTATGCCCCATGTTTAACTGAAGAAGGTGAAGTTAGTTTTCCTGCATTTATTAATACACAAAGAAAACATGCGGTATATAATAATGATAATATCCGTATCAATTTGCAAGTTCAATTTGATGAAAATATTAACGAGTGTATAGATATATTTGAAAAGGCTGAATCTTATGAATTTGATACATCTCGATTATGAAATAGATAAAGAAAAATACAGGAAGATCTTCTGGGATAATTATACCAAAGGGAGTTGGTATGAGTTTAATAATCCTAGAATGATCTGGTGGAAAGTTTATGGCATAGAAAAATTAGTAGAAGATGTTGCCATGGACTTAAATATTCACGGCATGAACAATTACCCTAGGTTTGCATATATGTTTAAAGGTAATGAATTACCTGCACATGTCGATGAAGATTATATGTCAAGTATTATGATTAATCTAAACGATGGTCCTAAGCCTGTAGTACATATAGAAGACCATCCAGTAGCTTATGAATGTCTTTTATTTGAAAATGGTAATCTTTTTCACCATGTCGAAGCTAGAAAAGTTGATACGCTAATGCTTAAGTTTTGTATAAGACATCCTTGGGAAGAAGTTGTAGAAAGAGTTAAAACTTTTGGCCTATGTTAAGAATATTACTTGCTTCTATATCCTATCATGGATCCTCTTATATACCATATTCGTCTGGTTGTATAATAAGTCATTGTAACAAAGATACATTCATAAAAAATAATTATGAGTTCTTAGAACCAGAATATAGAAGTGAAGCTCTAAAGCATCCCGACTTTATTAAGAAACTAGAAAAGGCCGATATTCTAGGCTTAACGAACTATGCTTGGAATCAATCTTATAATGATTTAATTTCAGTAGAATATAAAAAAATAAATCCTAATGGCATAATAGCATATGGTGGTCCGAATGTTCCCGAAGATTATGATTCAGGGACGGAATACATAGATAATCGATTCTATATCGATATATGTTTTCCTGGTGCTGCAGGAGAAGAACTATTTAAAAATTTCCTAATTAATTATCCAGAAAATCATATTAATATGGTCGCTGGCGCATATACCCACGATTATTTTAATGTTAGTTCCTCTAAAAAATTATTAGCCAATATCCCTCTTCCTACTCCGTATATCGATGGCGTATTTGATTCTATTTTTAAAAAAGAAAAATATCTTATAGCTCCATTAGAAACAAATAGAGGTTGTCCGTATTCTTGTTCTTTCTGTGATTGGGGTGGATCGGGTCGTGGTAAGCTAAATCAGTTTGATGAAGATAAAGTAAGAAATACAATTAAATTACTATTTGAAAAAGATAATGTAAAAAGAATCCAAGTGGTTGACGCTAATTTTGGAATATTGAAAAGAGATCTGGATCTTGCAAAATATATGTCACATTTAGGGAAAGATAGAAAAGATCAGATGAGGATTAATTTTGCGGGATATGCTAAAAATGGTAGTAAAAATTTAATAGACATATTTGAAACATTAGATGAAAATATTTTGGGATCTACTGATGCTGATGATGTTGGTAAACTAAGTTTTCAATCTCATCACCCAGAAGTGTTAAAGATTAATAAGAGAAGTAATATCGACAATGAGAAACTGATGCCAATTGTAGAACATTATAATAAAAAAAATATTGGTGTACATGCAGAAATGATGCTACTCCCCGGAGAAACTGAAGAAAGAATGCTATACAGTATAGCTAAGAATGTAGAGATAAAAGTATTATGGCAAAGATGGTCAGTGACTTGGGTTTTGCCAAATACTCTACTTTCAGAAAAAAAATTCCAAGATGAACATAATATTAAATTGAAAAAAATATTAATTCCTCATAGTCTTTACCACAAGTCATATAAGGAAGTAAATGAATCTAGAAGTAATGCACATCTTTCAAATTGTGACTTTAATATGTCAACTGAATTTATGGATATTACTGTAATAAACGAATGTAAATCATTTAATGAAAAAGAATATATGAAAATATTTGACTGTTGGTTTTGGTTTAATACTCTTTATAATAGTAATCTAGCAAGAGATAATATTATAAAAGATAGTAGAAGTGTACAAGACCAATACTATTCTTTTATGGATAACATAGGAAATATGCCAATACTTAAAAGACTTCTAGAAGAGTATAGAGAATGTGCATATAATACTGTTGTTAAAAAAGAGGAGGTTACAAAAATTAAGGATTTGAGATATGCAGCTTGGTTTGTAAAATACACTTATAGGTTAGGAGAAATGTGGGACATATATCACAACCAGCCGGCTGTAGAAAAAGAATTAAGATTGGTTTATCCGGATTATAAATTAAATCTTAAACCAGTAGAAAATGAAAGTAAATTATATAATGCTGTTACTTGGTTTCAGCATCAGTGAATATATAATCTTCTTATAATCCTATGACCATCTGCATTCTCATATGGTGTTCTACGATGTAAAGTTGCATGATTTTGATAAATTGCTAGTTGTCGAGACTTCCACTTTACTGTATAATAAGGCCTAGATAAAATATAATCGCATAGCATTTCATGGATATCTTTATCAATAACGGAGAATGGACACCATTTAAGATAGTATCCATATGAATCCTGAGCTACTATATTTCTTTTTTCATGGTAGGCATTAATCCTATAAAACCTTTCTTCAAGCTTATTTTTAAACTTAAAGAATTTATTTTCATCCATTACTTTTTTAAAATCTAAATTTGCGGTTACATCTTTAAGTTGCTCAGCAAAATCTACTGGTATTCTTGTAGAAATATATTGTGTCGATGGGCAGTTTTCTTCTGCTTCCTCACACCACAAAGCAGCATACTTTGGAAACTCTTCTATATGACTTCCATCCTGATGCCATTCCTGATTCGGTATAGTAGATGTTTCTGATACCGTAACCTTATCTAAATTTATTTCATTTTCTACCCGGCCGTAAGCTCGACATATATCAATTGCTTCTTCCCAGGATACATCTTCAACTATTTTTAGAGATTCTATATCAATCAATGACCGCTACCTTCTGTATTTTATTACCAAATATTTTTTCTTCACTTACATAAGTTACCTTACGTCCTAGACTTTTACTCACTTCGTTAACTAGATATTGAAAAGATCGATCAGACTTACATAGATGCGTGGTGAATATAGTTGTTTTACCCTTTGCCATTTCTAATTGGTATGGAACTAAGTATTTCCAATGATAGGTTTGTCTTTTTGAATGAGATCTTACAAAGTGTTCTCTATATTTTTTTCTAATATAATATCGAGTTGCTACTCTATAGATTTGATCAGATATTTTTTGCATACCGCTAAAACATACTATATCATTATTTTTAAATAATACTGGAAAACAAATCATCTCATCAAGTCTTAGATTTTTAATAGTATAATTATCTTTGAGCTCGTCATCAATCTCTTCTAATACTTCTAAAAACTGATCCCAAATACTATCGTCTTTTAGTAGATCTATGATGGTCAGCATGGTTACCTTCAAAAGGAGCAATTAGGTTGATGATAAAATTATTTATCGGCCCTTTATTATTGTGCCCAAACACATTAAGAACTCCCAAACCCAAGATCCCAAACAATACAGTATATGGAGAGATTATGATTACAGGCCAGATGAGATATTTACCGTATTTCTCAAAAAACATAACACGAGGATTCCTCAAAACATCTCTCACCGCACTTAGAGGAATATCAGCATCCCACCATGAGAATAGAACAGGAAAGAACCCTTTATATTTTACACAATGAGGATCGTTTGGAGTATCACTATATCTGTGATGTAATCTGTGGATACCTACCCAACCCACAGGACTATACATTCCAAGAAACAAAGCACAAGTCAAAGAGAGCCACTCAAACCAAACTCTGCGTTTGCCTTGACCATGAGCCCAATATCTATGAAGTCCGTATGTTGCCCCAACAGTGGCAATAACATAGTAAAAAATATAATTAAAAAATAATATACTCACTGTATTTTTTCACACTTCTTTCAATAATCTGTTTATGTTTTTCATCATCAACAAGACATGCCGGCAATAAAACACAACGACCCTCATCGAACTCTGTTCCATGAATCCCTTGTGTATAATTTATAACATATGTATTTGTATCTTCTGGCAACTTAGTATAAGTTTTATTGCCATAATCATCTACTAAGTACATCACATCATTATGAGATCCATTTAATACAATTCTATAGCCACAAGGCTCATTGCGATGGACATTTCTATAAAAATCTAAATTATCATTTGGCATTCTCATATCAATGTGAGGTCCAATTGCTTTCAGCTGATATTGAACACTAGCATATACCCATTCCTTTACCGGTAAATGTTGTAACCATTCAAAGAAATGTGGGTTCTTTTCGGCAAAGCCTTTCTTGAATCCCTGTCCTTCGGTTATAACATAGATAGGATCAAACCACCCCTTTGTGTGAGGTTTAAGATCCATGTTTTCCTTCTGAATTCCACTAAAATCAAGAGGGGCCAGCTTCGGTATGTCTATTGGAAGATATCTCATTTAACTTTCAGTTTTAGGCTCAAAGTACTGTTGTACATTAAAATCTAGACTACTACCGTAACCAAGTACACAAACTTCTTCAGCATGTATTTCAACAATAGTAAATGTTCCGGTATTAGTATTTGCAAATATGTAAACAGGAAGATGTTCAGTGCCGCCACCTTCAAATTTTACTTCTGAAATACCTCCTACTAGAGCGGTTTCGCCAGCGCTTTCAATAACTTGAATTAAACTATCGTAGGCGCCACATTGTACTGGTTTTGATCTTGTTTCCACTGCAAATGCTGATGTGGCCCATAGCATTAGGAACATTATTAGATAATATTTCATGGTACCCTCCTTCGGGTAGGTTGCCGGATTCTGTTTCGAGGCTCCGGCGGGCCCAGAGATTATGCCGCTAGGCGCATCTCAGGAGCAAAGTTATCATTTGCATTTACTTTTGTGACTCTCCACTGCCTTCATGTATCTGTCGATCCTATTTCGGCCCCATATACATACACCCCGTAAGGTGTATATTTGGTGGAGCCGTCGGGTACCGCCCCCGAGTCCAGCCTACATCCATCCAGCTTCACTGAATCATTTCTTATTTATAATGTATTATATCACATATAAGGACGAATGTAAACATAAATAGTAGTGAGAGCGAGTTATATCCTAAATTGAGTCATATCTATCTAACATAAAAAAGGTAGATCGAGATGCCAGTAGCAGAGATTCTTGCCGGAATAGCTCTTGTAAAATCGTCAGTAGATTTTATTAAAAGCAATATTCAGACAGCCCAAGATATTGGGGAGATCGCAGGAGCAATTGATGGTCTTTTCAAAGGTACTGAAGAAGTACAAAAGAAAAGAAATAAAAAATCAGGTGTAGGTTTAAGAGATCAATTTGGTGTTCAATCTGTTGCACAAGAAATGATCGATGCAAAACTTGCTGAAGAAAAAATGCAAGAGATGCGCAATCTTGTTGATATGCGGTTTGGTCCTGGAACTTGGCAAGGTATTTTAGATGAGCGTCAAAAACGAATTGCCGAGGCAAGAGAAGCTCAAAGAATAGCTGCAATTAAAAAGAGACAGGAAGAAGAAGAATTTTGGGAAATGATTAAAATGGTAATGATTATTGCAGCCTGTACAATTATAGGTGGTGGCGGATTAATATATGTAGTATATTCAGCAGTTTAATATAGAAAGAAAAAAAAAAATGTATATGGCTTTAGTTTTAGCTTGTCTTATATCTGATCCTAATCAGTGTGTAGTGCTAGAAGACCAGAGAGGACCATACAAAACATACGAAAGATGTGAAGCTCGGGCTTTAGAAATGTCCCAAGCTATACATTTAACTATGTCTGGTTTTAAGCCATACCAGTGGAAGTGTAAGCCAGTAAACAAAGGCCAATTGTCAAGTCAATGGTAATGTATGTTAGAGGTAATACTGTTGTCAATTATAGCACTATTAGTTGCCATACTTTTCTTTAACGCCTATCTTTATGATAAGACGTTAGAGGATATTCGAGCACCACAAACACAATTAGAAAAAGAACTATTTGATCTTAAAGAGACCATTCGTCTTGCGAAGTATCGTGCACGTGCAGCTGAAGAATCGCATAATGAATCACCTTCATCAGATCCTTCCGATGATCATCTCTAGTACCTTTATTGCCATATCTCTGAGCATATTTCATTACATTGCCCATATTAAATCCAGTACCATGACCAGTATCATAGATAAACTCTGATGCCTGAAATCGTTTCTTAGAGTAATGTTGACTATATGTCGCAATGATGTAATCAGCAATCTCATCAATATACATATCTTCGTTAAACTTGAATTCAGGCAAATCATTTTCCGGAAATAGATTTTTCATTATTTTTCCCATCTATAAAAAATATGTTGATCAATTGTCATTGTTTTGGTTTTTGTTGATGCCCATTCTGGTCTAACATAATCGGCATGATAATGAGTGGCGCCATCTGTAAAGTCGGTAAATTCTCCGTGATAGACTTTAAAAGCGATGGCACGAGCAAGTTCATACACACTAGTGTCGTGATAAGAAATGCTATCAGACTTGCCATCACAATACCAACTAAATTGGCACCGGTGGCGAAGAGGTACCATAGTCCCATTTTGTTTCCACGATGGTCTTTCAGGTCCTTGCTTAACAACCTCACAATATGAATGAGGAAACCTAGAATCAAGAACACGGTTACGAGTGACAAGAGCGACACCAATCATTCCCCTATGTATCTGGTTACGAGCTTCGAAATATATATTATCTGCTAAACACTTTTGCTCAGACTCTGGAGAGTGGATATTACCAGCAATTGCTTCACCGCCAAAGGCTGACTTACCAGTAACTAATCCCCCAAGAAAAGCAAAAGCACATGCACCGAGAAAGACATATCGTTTCATTATATTACTTTCCCATTTGCAATTAGCGAACTCATCATTAAGCGAACCTGCTTAAGGCGACTTTCTAATTTGCGAATAACTTTAGGATTATTGGTGGTAGAAACCTCTTGCATAATAAATGCAGGAAGCAAACGGCTCTGACGCTCAATTACAGTGTGCTGATCCTCTACATTTAGGTTTACAACGAACTGCTTGAACTTTGCATTTGAAGCCATCTTTGACATAATATAAACTCCTCTTCCTAATTATTCTTACTATTATACCATAAGAAAAAAGGATTGTAAACCCCCTAAATTAAATTAATTTGAATTATTTTTAATCTAATGTAGTATCAGATCCAGGACTCTGTGTGCACATTTGAGTTCTAGGACAATGAAAATACTTATCCATAGCTACTGTAAGATCACCCTGTCCTGTTGCTCCTCTCTCGTATATGCACATACGCTCATCAGATTCAGGATCAATATATTGTCTTTTTAATCTACAATTAATAGTATTATTTGTAGTAGGTGGAACTGCTTTACGCCTACATTCCATAGGTTCTAGACCTAAAATAGTCTGTGGCCATCGTAAAGGATTCGTATTCCACAAGGTACAGTGGGTTTTATCTTCGCTACCAGTATAGGTTTGACCTTCTGCGTACGAAGCAGTAGAAGCTAAACAAAGTATTAGAACTAGATATTTAATGGCAAAATTCCTTAATCATTGGAAAGACTGGTTCGAGCGCGGCCGAGCATGCGCGAGCTAATTCAATATGTTCTTTTTGCGTTCCATTTCCAGAGCGTAGGTTGACATAGTGGATCCAGGACCTAATGGTACCGTTAACATAGAGTCGAGATTCCATGATACCTTCCGGTAAAACCGAGCGAGCTTGTTCCTTAGCAATACCCTTTTCGATTGCCCATTCATATGATTTTCTTGCTGCATTTAATACTTCCGCCTGTTCTTTATACCAATTTAATTCTAAATCAATTCTTTCATCACTATCCATCATATCAGATAGTTCAATACTATTTTGTCTATTTTTTGTATCCTGAAGTCTTGCTTGTCTCATAACAAAATTCAGATCTTGTGTAGGGTCTGCATATCGCTGAGAAAACTCTTGGAATGAAAATGATCTATGTCGTAATAGTTGACGAGCAATATCACGAGTAGTAGTTACTTCCAAGCAAGCGCTAACCATTTCAAATGGTGACCAGTGTTTTTCTCGGATGAGATATCGTAATAATCTTTCTGACGTTTCGGTATTGTCTTGGTTGGACGGATTCGAGACACGGGCTGTATACGCAATGATGTCCTGGAGACTTTCATCTTTCTCTCCCTTTGAATAACTAATCAGTTTGACTGTCATTATTTTGTCCTATTCTATCATAAAGGTTTTCACGAACGTCAATTACTTTTTCGTTTTGAATAATGTTTATGATTAGTTCTGTTAGATCTTTTTCCTTTTTTAAAAAGAAAAGCCTTTTTGTAATCTCTTCAAGTTCCTTTTCATAGTACTCGATTTCCTTCTCCTTGCGAAGTCTTTGATCAATCAAGTCTGTAATAAAAAGAATCTTATGATCACTCATGGATTTAAAATTCCTATCACATAGTTTTCTGCAGCATTTTCTGCGTAGATTTCACTATGATCATATAAGGTTCGAACTTCAATTAGTTCTTCCCCTTTATATAATTCTACATAGAATCCTTTATTATTTCGCATAACGTTTGCTTTTCTATCATGATATTCTTCATCACCCCAATAGGTAGTTAATTCATAATTTTTATATTTCATAGCTTAAAATCCTTAAATCTTTGTCCTGCTTCTGTGCTATCAAAGACTGGTGTATCATCTGTTAGATTCTGTTCATTTTCATCAACATCATAAAGACGCATCTTAGAACGATCTACACCAAGAACGAATCTCTTATGAAGTGTCGGATCATTATATCTATTTTTTAATTGTTTTACAGCTATTTGACCCATTTGTTCTAATTCTTCAGTTGAAATAAGAGCAAACATCAAATCAGCGGTAGCGGGTAATCCAAAAGACTCGGACGTATCTTCAAGCCCAACATCTGAGTTAGAATAACCAGAACGAGTCGTTTGCGTTGCAGAGAAGATCGGTACGTCGAATTCGACCGCAAGACCACGTAGCTCTTCAGCAATTGCCTTAATGTACGAGTATGAGTTAATTGCACCACCCATTCCTTTCATTCGAGATGAAGCACAGATATTTAAATAATCAATAAAGATAATATCTGGTTCAAATTGTTTCTTTAGTTTTAATTCATTTAAGAGTGCACGGAAATGACCTGAATGTGCTGATCCTGTAGGATATTCTTTTACGATTAGCTTACCTGTTGTCTTCTTAGCAAGATTTGCAACCTTTTGTGTAAAATCCGTTTTTGAAACATTCGATAATTGATCAATAGGAATATTCAATAGATTTGCATCGATACGTTCTGCAATACGTTCTTCTGCCATTTCCATTGTAATATATAAAGCATTTTTGCCTTCTACCAAAGCACTAGCAGCAACATGACACATGAATAGAGACTTGCCAACGCCAGTACCTGCAAGGGCAATGTTAAGTGTCTTATTCGGTACACCACCCTTTGTAATCTTATTAAAATAATCGAGATCAAATGGAATCCTATCTTCTTCTGTATGATAAAATTCATATCTTTGCTCTGCGTTTTCAACGTAATCGTGACCAATATTAGTATCAAACCCAACACCTAATGCTTTTTGTAAAAGATCAGGTAAAGCATTTTTTGTTAGAGAATCATGCTTGCCATCAATAATAGTAATTGATTCCATAATAGCATTATAGATTGCCCTATCTTGACACCATTTTTCAGTTGTATCTAATAGCCAATTTTCATCAATTTCTTCTTTAGAAAAAAGATGTGGAATAATATCATTCGCTAAGGAATACTGTTCACCAGTAAGTTTATCAGATTGATCAAGCTCAATAATAAACGATTCCGAAGTTGGAAGTTTATTATACTTTCCAACAAACTTACCGGCTTCTCTAAATAATATACGATAGACACCTTCAAAGTAATCTGGCTTTATAAACGGAAGAACTTTCCGCATATAATTTTCATCTGTTAAAAGATTACGAAGGATAGTCTGTTCAATGTTTTTTTGCAAGTTTACCTTCTTCCCTCATCTGTTCACGAATCTTAGTAGCTGAAATAGAATGTACTTCTTTTCCAAGATCATGTTCTGTAAATGTATACCCAACACCACGTCCATATCCAATGTCAACGATGTTTGGTACGATCATTATAACGTAATCTTCGTCTTCTGTAAACCCTTCTTTTTTTAATCCCAAACGAATATTCTCTTTTACAGTTTTAATATCAAATGGATTATCATCTTGACCGGGAACACGTGAATTTGCTTCGCGTGACTCTGGTACTGTACGGATCATAATAGCTACTTGTCCAGTCATAGCATGGCATCTTTTAAATAGTTCTGAATGACCATCATGCCATGGTTGCCAACGCCCAAGCATCTGTACTGTTGGATTTTTCCAGTCGAATTCTTTAATAATAATATCAGCCATTTTATACACCGTAACCCTTTATTTCTGTAGCGATTTCTTCGATTTCTTTATCGGATAAGAATCCTTCTACTACCCAATCAACTAGTTCAGGTTTTTCAAACATATTATTTGTATCTTCAAACCTTCCTTCTTCGATAGTATTTAACCAAATGACTAGATCTGGATTAAAGGCGTCTCTTGTCTGTCGAGTAGGACAGACAAAATCGCAGATGACATATCGACCATGAGATTTTTCATAGTCAGCGAATGTCTTCATTCGATTTGCCTGTCTTACCCTACCTTCAGGAGAGAAGTCCCAATCATTCGCCATCTCGCGAACTTTATCAGCATTATACCATGCTGATCCTAAATATTTTTGTAGTCTTTCTGATAGCCAGGTTTTACCTGCGCCCGGGAGGCCCATAACTAGAATTTTCATTTTTAGATTTGTCCTTGATTTCGTTTACTCTTTTTTGCATCCAACTGATTGCAGTATTAATGTGACCTGTATCATGAGGTTGAAGCTGCGATTCTGCATATGCTATCTCTTCCATTAGCATAATAATACGATCAATATCTGATGTTAATGCCATTTTTATTCATCTTTCTCTATTTCTATTATCTGTAGTGAATCATTTTTTATTCCTTCGGCACATACAGATTGTAGTATATCACCAGCCTTATCCTGCAAATCGACATTTTCTGTTGTCAAATTTGCATCCGGAGAAGATACAATATTAAAACTAAAATTAAGAACTCCTTTTTCGACTTTATTAAAAGTAATATTATTAAATTCAATTACAGTCTCTACAAATTGTCCCTTTAGTATTCGAATAGCCCATGCTTGATTGTGCTCAGGCATGGGGACCATTTCATAGTCAACACCCCATTCAGCATTCATTTTCAATCACCATCCCACCAATAGAATATTTTTTGTTAAGAAAGTCTTTAAAATCGGTTTCTTCTAAAATAGGTAACCAGAATTCTTCTTCTAGTGTTTGTTTTTCTCGTACTTTTGGCTCAAGTAATTCACCAGTCTCCCGGCTAACCCTGCAATACCAGCCATTAGATGGCTTAGCAACATATTTACCTTCGAGAGCAACGTCAAGCAAGCCAGACCACTTTTGTACTCCACCTTCCCAAGACACCGAAATAGGAATCTTCGACTTTTCCCTAACATAACGTGATTTCTCCACATTAATTACAAAATGGTATCCTTTAATTTCGGTACCAACTTTATCTTGTTGACGACCTAGGATCCAGATATTATCTGCTGAATAGTATATACCAGTTCCACCAGATACAATAGCTTTCGGGAATAGACCCATCTCTTGATATGTATGATTAACTGCAATAAGAGGAATATCTTTCATATTCAAATAAGGTGTAGTCATGCGGAACAAACCTTTTAGGGCTTTTGCTCTTGACATATCTG